GAGCGATGGAGATTCCCGAAGATGAGTGGTACTTCTTCCTGGAGGAACAATGGAAGTCAATATCCAAGCTCTCGAAGGACGCAACGGCGGCAGAGATTGGCCAGTTATCGTCCAAAGCGTTGAGTGTACCCAGTGCAATGCGCCAGAAGGCCAGCCCTGCCGGAACATGAGAAGCGGCGGCAGTAACCCAATGCTAGTGACTGGCGGTGATCGTCCAGACTGGCACGCAACCCGAAAATACGCAGCCGCGCAGTTGTGGTATCAGCAGCAAGAGGCAGCGAAAGAAAAATGAAGTGCGAACACTGCGGCCAGGACAAAGTACTCCACGTAAAAATTGAAAAGAATTTTGTTTGCCCTACTGCTATCTTCTCGAAACTAGTCTTCTCTAAACCATCCTATAAAGACATTGACGTAGCGCCAGAACCGGAGCCTGAAAAACCAAAAGCTATTGAGCCAGTGGTGGCGAGACCCGAAGCGCATGAACATGAATTGTCTATGGCAATGCACCGAAGCGGGAAGATTTAATATCCGCACGGCCCGATATGTTGGCGGCGTTCCACATTCTGCCGATGGTGAGCGTTCATCAGTTCTCTATTCGCGCTACGGCCTTCCACTCCGAACGTCTGAGGTGCGTAACCCGCTAGGTCGAGCAGGTCAATCGTTGCTCCATGCGGATAATCTCGATATTCCTTCATGAACTCTTCGGACATTTCGCCAAACTTCCGCATCTTGTCGCCCTGGTCGTCATAGCGTGGCATCCACCAAGAGCCTGTTAGGTAGATGGTTTCCATGCTGACGATGCGCTGATGCGTAGCATTCTCCGACCGCTCGGCCTTGATTGTTTTGACGGCGAATCGAGCAGAACGAATCTTTAGCTTTTCTTTCAAGGACTGCTGCCAGCCTTGTTGCGCGGCGTTGTCGAAGTCTCCAAAGAGGCAGTTGATTTTCCACTTCCACGCTAGTCCAGGTTCGTGAATCCGTTCACCGATAGCTGCATCAAGCCATTCATCAAAAGAGCAATCTTTCGCCCATGCGTCCAGAAAATAGATTCTACGTGGCAGGAGTTTTCCTTCTTTCGTCCGCTGCGTGTAGATGCCTAGAACGAGAATGCCGTGTCTCTTCCGACCCATCTGGCCCGGATACAGCGGGTCCATAATCATGATGCGGTCCAGATTGTTTGCGACTACATCGTCCATTACTTCGCCATGCTTCGTTTCGTGATGCATTGCCATTAGTAAAGGCTTTGGAGTCCCGCCAGATTTAGCTTCTAACTGCTCAAAGGTAAGTCGCCTATTCTCGCCGGAGAGTTGTGCATAGTTGGCCGTGTTCTGCGGCGTCAACTTCCCGCCTTCCCACTTCGACCGTGAGTACCAGCGGATTCGATCTTCTGCGAATCGCGTAGCGCCTTCGGCGGTCGGATTATTTAGAAAATGACAACTGTAGTTATAAGGCCCCTCAATATCGGAAATGAGGGATAGCTTCTTCATGCTGAACTCTTCGGGGAAGATAGGCGTACCCGCCGGATGGTGTTCGCAGCATCCACCTTCCGCACTGTGCGAAAGAATCGTGTAAGTCTTATCCTTTTCCCGGATGTGTGTATTCAGGTCCCTATGTGACCAACGGTTCCCAATTACCAACTGGTTTCCGAGTTTATCGGGTTGGCCAGGGATGGAATCAAAACAACCTGGAAGTTTTCGGTACCAATCAATCAAAGCCGATGCGACCGCATCAGAGCGAGTAGCTTCTTCTCCAAACAAGTCATCCAGAATAATCCGGTCATAGTGATTCGACTGGAGGGCTACTTCCGCTCCAAAAAAGTCGTAGGTACCGTCTGATTGATAGGTACCATCATTCAACCGTCTATGAATGCGGGAGTCTTGTCCCCAACGTGTGCGTTTCTCGGCACTGGTAGGAATGATCTCCTCAAATACGTGTTTGAAAATGGCGTTCGATTCGTAGTGGTTCGCAATCTTGTCGCCCATCTTGCGAGCGTTCGGCCTGATTTCGGAAGCAATCATTGTGCGCGTGCAAGTGTTGTGCGCAATCTTCATCCAACGAATCCATGCATCTCCGTACCCCAGTTCTCGCATGGCCTTCTCATCTTCTTCGGTGAACGGTAAGGCCCACCACATCGGCGCGCCGATAGTTGCGCACGTAGTCTTAAAGTGGTCGCGTGGAAATTCGATGAGTTTCCGTAAGTCTTCACACTCAAGTTCTTTGCAAATAAATCTGTCGTGAAGATGTCGAGTCAATCGGTCGTAGCCTAGGACGACATACTCAAACTCGAATAGTGAGCCAAGCGAATTTAGGCGAACGCAATTCCACTTCGTATCGGAATCCCAACCGTTATCTATCTGGATTCGCTGCCAAGAGGTAGGTTTAGTGGCCGCAATTGACTCGCATACTCTCTCGTATCTCACTCCCATATAGGTTCATCGCCGCCGTAAAAGAACCAATCACAATCCAAAACGAATTGCGTCATTCCTGCGGAAATCATTAGTACCCCGCATCGCCCTTTGGTTTGGGTCTTTGGACATTGGTCTTTTCAATTTGACCACGAATGACGTTCGGCATATCCAAAAACTCTTGAATGGCAAGCAATCGGCCACGGATGATGTCTTCTTTCCGTTGACTGTCCTGCCCGTTGTTCAAGGCCGTTTGCAGGGTTTCCAGAACCTTTCGATAGTGTGCGGCAATGCCCTTAGACCACTCATCGCCAGAATACCAACCAAGTAAAGATTCAAGGCGAGGTGAAATACACTCGTTCCAACTCTGTGCCTTGATTTCGTTTTCATTGGGCGCGGTCATTCGGTAATTCCTCTCTAAGCATCTGCTGTGCCCCTGGTTGTACGCCTGGAGCCTCACCCGTGCTTCCGCTTGTTCCTCCGGGGCCGGGGAGTTGTGGCGGTCCTCCGCCTCCGGGTAACTGTGGTTGCTGCTGCTGCGCCTGCTTCTGCTGTTTGACCTGATTTTCAATCTGCGCAATTCGATCTTCGATTGTTTCCAGTAGGGACGGGACAGCAACGGACGGGTCTTCGATACCAAACTCCTTGCAGATTTTCCGCATGACGTAGGTCGAAGACTGCGCAAAGCTCAAAAGGAAGTGCTGCAAATCAGGAGGGGCCATTGGATTCGCTGTCGCCTGCAAGAGTTGCGCCATTTGCTGGCCATGTGCGCGGAGATTGTTAAGCAAGAGCATCAAATTCTGTTTCTCAATTTCTTTGTTGACGGACCCTGTAGCTGCGCGAATAGGCAGGTAGATGCGTCCGTTGCGGACGTTCTCCAACGCCTTGCGCAAGTACTTCTCTCGCTCCCCGAAGAGTTGATAGTAGGAATCCCGCAAACCGAAGTGCGCATCGTACAGGAGTTTCAAGCGCCCAAGAGTGTAGTGGGAAGTTCGGAACTCTGTGATATTCAGATTCGCTCGGGTATTCCCTTCTTGCATAATCGGGAAGGACCCCATAGCGGTGTACTGGCCTTTCTTCGTTACCGTGCCAGAGCCAGAGCCGGATGCGGAAGGTCCTACGCCAGCCCTGTCGGTTGCCAGTTGCAAAGTCTGCTGCTCGTCCTTGATGGTCTCGTTCGCTGTTCGGCCTAGGGGTATTACTTCGATAGACCCTTCTTCACCTGTAACGAGAGCATTGGGATAGATGCTGAAATTCGCATCTAACTGGCTTCCGCTTCCTGCTCTCAGTAAGTTCGTATTCGCCAATGTAGACGCATCGCCACGGCGGTTGTGTATCGCCGTAACTTCCTCTTGGTAGTCCTTGAGCATCTCGCAGAAACCAAAACCGTAGGCGCGTTCTCCATCGGAGCCAAGCCGACCCGTCACGTAGGGTATAGAATTCTCCGGCAACCAGTTGAAAACCCTCTTCATCGGAATCTTTGATTTGAGGTGCCCAGTGTAGATCAAATGAAAGCGTTTGCCGTTTATCATGTATGGGAAATAGCATTCGTAAATGTCCCATCTATCCGAGAGGTGTCCTCCAGGTTCGGTCTTCGCTCCCGAATCGCTTTCGATCTCCTGCTCAACCTTATCCGGTCCTTGCCTGTCTGGTTGCTGCAATACTGCTTTGACTGCCGACTTCTTGAATGATCTGTCGTAAAGGAATGATTCGACCTCAAACTTTTGTAACTTCGCTCGCTGGCCTACCATCGGGTAGCGGTCAAGTTCCTTTTGCGTGGAGGGAATAATAAAATCGTCAAACAAGAGCGGAAGAGCCACAGGACCATCGCGGCGGATGTAATCAGTAAAATCCACTCCTGAACTTGTCTCCGATTCTACGACTTGCTCTTTCACTAGCTCGGGAAGCAACTTCATCGTTCCCAGTCCGTACTTGATGATTGTGCGAATCCAGATGGGGTATTTCTCCATCAGGTTCAAGAAGGAAGGCTCAAGGCCGGAGAAGATCAAATGCTCTTGGATGGCGGCGCGTTGCTCCTCAGATTTCTCCGACCGCTTCCACTCACCAAGAATCCCGGCGACCCAGAGCGGGTCCTCTGCGACTGTGGCCATTACAATTTTCGCGGTGAGTTGGTCAACGTAGGAGCCTACAAGCTGAATGACGATGTTGCTTGCGCCTTGCCAGGGAAAGTCTTTTTCCTTCTGCCGGGGTGTGCCGTTGTAGATTTTGCGCCATTGCGCGTATTTTTCTTCCCGGATGGTGGTCAACCCCTTAACCATCGTGTCAAGGCGGTGGTACCAGTAGTGGTCAATCTCTGCGATTCGTTCTTCGCTAAAGTGCTTGGAGATTGGTATTTCTTTGGGTAGGGGCATACTGGGGGTACTATACCTCTACAAATTTCCCTTGACAACGGTAATGGTAGTTACAGTACCATCAGCGCATGGCAATGCCCTGGAACAAAGCGGAAGAAGAAATCGAGAAAATCAATAGGCGTCTCGAAGGTACGGTGTCGAAGGCCGATCTTGACGCTGGATTGACGGAAGGGTTAAAGCCACTCGCCGAGTTGCAAGGAAGTATTGCGGCAATCACGGAAACCTTGAAAGCCCTCACGACTCCGAAAGAACCTCCCAAAGTAGACCCTGCCGCCGACCCCGAAGACGACGCAGTGAAGATGCTCACCAATCCGAAGCAGTTCCTTGCGGACGGCACAAAAGACATTCGTGATGCTAACCTCGAAACGAAAGCGGAGTTGTACGAAAACCGCGCACGGCAAGATTCAAAGTTCGCGGGAGTTTTCAAAAAGTTTGGTCCTGAACTGGTCGAGGCGGCAAAGAAGTATCCGGTTGTAGCCCGTGCAAACGGAAACTTCTGGCAATTCCTCATTGGTCAGTTCATCGGCGATAAAATGATTCAGGGGAAGTTGGACGCCGACACCTACCCTTCGCTCATCGGTTCCAGTTCTGTCGGGGCAGATGATGACGACGAAGGAAACCGCGACGGCAATTTCGGATTCTCCTCCGACATGGCGCAATTTTTCAAGAGTCGCGGTAAGGACCTCGGCGTTATGGCGAAACTCCGCGACCGAACATTGCGCGACGGAGACACGATTGACCTTGCTTCATGGAAGGGCATGAAGGCAGTCCACTAAAAAATGGCAAAAAATAACCCAGCCGCCCTCAACAAAGAAGCTCTGGAACATCCCGCCGCTTTCATGGCGTCCGATGGCCGCACACTCTACAAGTACGAAGGCATGGACGGCAACACGATCATTACCCCGAAGCCAATCGAGGAAATGACGCAAGAAGAGTTTCTCGAATTGCCGATGGCTCTCACGGACACGCAACCGGGACGCCTGCCGCAAAATCTATCGGTTGAGTTTAAAGACCCGCAGTGGGCCGGATACTGGTTCAACAAGAAAGCGAAGTTTGGCTCCCGCGTCGGCTACGCAAGAACTCTCGGCTTTGTCCCCGCAAAAATCGAAGACCTAAAATTCTGGCACGAAGAAGTGAACGATGGCGATGGAGCCGTGGAGCAATACGACCTCGTTCTCATGAAGATTCACAAGGCCAAACTGTTTGGAAAGTTCAAAGAATGGATTGACAAGGCCAAGACTCTCGGCGGCATTCAAGGGTACCGGGACAAGGCTTTCGAGTCATTGGGCAATGCGCGACCGAAGGACAAGGATTTGACGTACTTCCATACCCCACAGGCATTGCAAGAGCCGCAGGGTTTGGGCAGAGCACCAAACGAGTAAAGAGGAGAAACGTTAAATGGCAAACCCGAACCTTACTCTCCATCTTCCCGTCAATATCGTGGGAACTCTTTCGGGCAACGCTCCCGGCGTGTTCAATTACTTGGAAACGAACGGGCAGACCTTCCCGGCTGGCTCTCCGGTTTCGCTTAGCTCGGGTGCAATCATCGTGTGGGGCGGGACCACGGCATTGAACTCTGGCGGTGCATCGGCCAACTTGATTACTGGAATCGCCCTGGTCGGTGGATTCAACTACGGCAGCACTGGAGCAGGCGCATCAACACTGTTTGGCTCCATCGGGTTCCCTGGCGGCACTCCGACCTTTGGCAGCGTTCCGAACCAGTCAAGCGCGGTGAACCTGTTGCATGGCTCCCTGTTTGCAAACGGTTTGACCCTGGTTGCGCAGGCAACAACCGATACGATCTTTGAGGCGATGGTGGATGCGTCTGGAGGTTCCGTGTATACCATGACCACCTCCAACTACGGACAGCAATTCGGTCTGACCAAGGATTCAAGCAATACTTGGTACATTGACACGAACAAGACCACGGTCGGTACC